GGTTTCTTTGGCGCTATGCACACGCGCTATAACTACAACTTTGCGCCATTGAACTTTGTGCGCGATACGTTAACCAACGCATGGAACATTGGCGCTAGTGGTGATTTGGGTCCCGCCGAAGCTGCTAAATATTTGCGGCACGTGTCTACCCAAGTTGTTAAGAATGGTCTAGGCAAAGCATGGACAGTAGCTAGACTACACGAGAGTGGTAAACCAGCGGATAAAGCCAAACTAAAAAGTATGGCTGAAAAAGACCCGTTCGTAAAAGCCATGCTTGAGCTTATCAAATATGGTGGCAAGACTACTTATCTAGAAGGATTTTCACTCAAGTCTAACCTTGAAAAGTTGGATAAAGGTGTTGGTAACTCAAAGGTAGCAAATACCGTCGAAGGCTTTACACAGCTTATTGATAGCTGGAACTACATGTTTGAATTTACTAGCCGTGCCGCTGCGTACGAGTTACGTAAAGAGTCTATGTATAAACGCTTCATTAAAGAAGGTATGAAGCCTGCCCAAGCCGATGTAGCTGCGGCTACAGAAGCCGCTATCTGGACTAAAAACTTAGCTAACTTTGAGAAGACAGGTACATATGGTCGCAATATTGGTGCGCTGTATATGTTCTTCCGTCCAGCAGTTACGGGTGCTGTACGCGCCGCACAAGCTGCATTACCTGCTTTTCCATTCAGCGAAAAGTTTTATGTTGACAGTCTGCCGCAAGACATAAAAGACGATCCAAAGCTCAAGGCGAAGTATCTTGAGAATTTCCGCAAAGATCGTAAAAACTCGCGGATCATGGTCAGTGCTCTGATCGGGGCAGGTTACATGGCATACATGATGGCGGCATTGATGTCTCCTGATGATGACTGGGGGCGCAATAATGTCAAGAACGATAACATGCAGCAGTGGACTCGCTATTGGCGGATACATCTGCCTGACGGCGGTATTGTGCAGATTCCTTGGGGTTTTGGTCTTGGCGCGTTTGCAGCTACCGGTGCCCAACTTGCCGCCGCCGCCCACGGTAACGAGCCGATTGGGGACGCTCTAGGTAACATAGCTTTCAGCATTATGACTGATGCCTTCTTACCGCTACCCATATCTCGTATGTCGGCAATTGATGAGCCTGCAAGCTGGGTAGTAGACACTATCATGCCCACTACGCTTCGTCCATTGGTTGAGTATGTGATGAATAAAGACGGTCTTGGTCGCACAATTAACAGCGCGTCGCAGCGAAGAATGGGTGACGCATGGACAGGTGGCGACAAGATTAATGAGATGTATAAAGATGCGGCTCAGTATCTGTATAAGGCGACGGAAGGGGCGGTAGACCTTAGCCCTAATACTCTCTACTTTTTTACCAACAGCTACGCGGATGGCATTGGTAAGATAAGTGAAACTCTATACTCTTTTGGTTTGTTAGGCGCTGGGCAAAAAGAATTTAAAGCCAAGACAGATATACCATTCATTGGTTCTTTTATCGGCGCTGAAACAAACGTAGACTCACGCGAATACGGTGAGATGGAAAAGAAGATCAAAAATATAGATGTGAGACTAAAAAGACTGTATCAGTCTGCTCCTGATGCGTATGCTAGCTTTGTGACAAAAAATCCTACATACCCTTTTGCCATCGAAGTGTACAAAGCTGGTCAAGGTGAGTTAAATGAGGTACGAAAACAAATGAACGAAGTACGAGGCATGGATGGCTTGTCGCCTAAAGAAAAAAGTAACGTACTTGAACAGCTTCAAAAGTTACAAAACAATATCAAGTATGGTATGAATTTACAATTTAAACTTTTAGGTATTCAACCCTAACTAACGCGCCAAGCACGGACGCCGAGGTGCTCGTCTTTAGATGTGACGTAGCATTTAACTCGGATACCGTCCCGCTTGGCCCCGTTCTCTATTGCATAGATCATTTCCGCAAAGCGAAGAGTAGGGACAAAAAAGCTCTCCCCCACTTCCATGCCTTGAAACGGAAATACCCACTCAGGTTCTTCAATCAGCATCTTGGATCAAGTCGTCAGATACAGGCGTTTTGAACCAATACAAATATGCTGGGTCGGTGCTGATGGCTGACTTCCACCCAGTGGTCAGACGCCCCTTCTTCATATCTATCAGCAGCCCACGCTCCTTCATGTCAAACTCAAATTCACGTATGCTGATCTGCTTCTCGGCAAGGAACTTCTTGAGTTCGCTCTTGGACACTTGTAGTAGCCCCTCATCGCTGACCATTCGCGCTACGATCTGACCACGTGGCTCCATAGACACGACACCCGATTTAATTACAAGTGTGTTGCCAAGATTCTTGTTGATGAAGTCTCCTAGCACAGCGCTGTAATCTACAGAGTTGATCTTGACTACGTCATCCCGGATGTTAATCATGTTTAACACCATCTGATGGTATATCTTTTCAATAGCATACCCTGTGATGTTACATTCGTTAGATATGGTTCCGGCACCGAAAGTTGATCCAATCAGGTTCTGGTAGAAGCGGTATTCAGCATAGTCACCAAAGTCTTTTAAAAACCTATCTATCCAGTGATCGACATTATCTTGGATGTAGTTGTCACCCCTACGCATCAGCTCCTGTACAAACATCGGACCTGCATGACCGTAGTTGAATCTAAAGTCATCAAAGATTTTACCGACCCGACTATCACGATCAAGCATAGCAGGGCGTTGTACTAAAAACTCAACCAGTCGGGCGTTCTCTCCGTCAGCGGATTCTTTAAGGGCCCCTAATTTGCCATATAGGGAATGGTTTGTGGTAAGCAGTGCAATCAGTGAAGCCGACATCTCGTACTCACGTTCAGCGTTAACCGAGGCTTGCATACGAATCTTTGCTTTGCCGTGGGATACGTTATGGATTAAATTGCCTAACTCTTCTGGCTTTTTATCACCAGCTTCATCAAGACCAAACATTAAACTATGTAGACCGAGGTAACGCCCTGTCAGTCCGTTGTCTGTACTTTTAACGACGCTAAGCTCTTTAGGGTTACCAAACATACTAAGCCCCGCATACAAAGCGCCAGTCTTAGCGGTGCCAGAACGCCCAGTAAGAGATACTGTGACGCCCGAAGTAGAAGTGAATGGCATCAGAATAGAACCTAAACCACACATGGACGCAAAAGCATGTATTTCAAAACCATCATGATTTAAAAAGTCTGTTATTTCACGCCATCTCTTATAGGTGCCAAGCGGCTTGAGATGTCTAGATATGCCACGTACAAACGGGGATGAAGGGGCTCTGATGATTTCGCCCTTACGGTTAATTTCATTTGTGCCTATAACAAAGCTACGTTCAGGCCATGTGGTGTCTGTAGGGTTTTCAGTCCAGCCCATCTGCATACGCATCTGCAGCGCCTTCTCCTGTGACTGTAGATACTGTCCCCACTTGATTAAGTAGTTCATGATATGTTGTTCGTGAGCAGAAGAAAATAAGACGCCGTTTGTAGCCATGGATGCTTTCAACGACTCTTTTGAGTAGATGCTTTTCATCGGCAGGAGGAATTCTTTTACCCCATCGTGCGGTAGCTCATAGCGCATCTCAAGACATTCACCATCATGAGGGCTGACCATACGAACTATTGGGTATAAATTATTCTGCAAAATGAGGATGGGGTCATCCTGTCTTTTGTTGCCCTTCTTATCAAGAACGGGGGGCGGCATAAAGTAAATGCCGCCGTTTACTCCACGGATGAACGGATATAAGTACTCTGGAAAATCTTGAACCTTTTCGGCACTCTGTTCTTCCCGAACTGATTCCTCTTTATTTGGCGTGGGGGTACGCTTAAAGGTCTTTCCAAGCTGGATAGGTGAGGTGATTTTGTTTCTGTGCTGGCATCCATCACAACGTTCTGGATAGTTTTCAATAAACCAAGCGCAGGTTCTTGGGGCTGGAAAACGACTCGCTTTTTCTTCTGTCTTATTGTAGTCATAGTCTTTATGAGCATTGGATATCTCATGAATCATGGTTGCGCCGTCATCGCAGAACTTAGCGATGGACAAGCCAGCAAACCATAGGGGTTCTTCTAAAGTGGCGGCATTGATGAGTATGTATTTAATCTGTTCACAGCCGCCCTCATCATCAATACTCTTCTGTGCTAACGTCTCAAAAGAAACGCCAAAGTTATCGAGCTTCAGTATTTCCTTCGTGTCGTCATCAAGACCTTTAGGCACGCTAGCCAGAATTTCTTGAATCTCTAAACTAGGCTCTTCCTTGGCGGTAGGCTCGCCGCCAAGCATTACTTTCATCTCGTCCCAGTCATACACCGTGATTTCTTCGCTAATCAGGGATGTCTCTACCGGTGGATCAAACTTGTAGTTAAACGTTTCTGGCGCACGCATGATACGCGCCGCATCTGCCGTAACTACTGGGTCAATGGCTATGTGTGATAGGCACAGGGATTTAAACTTCTCTGCGTATATCTTCCATTCATCTTTAGGGATGTCGCGGTCAAAAATCCAGTAGGCGTGTATGCCACCGCCTGAATCTACAACCGTAGGCGAAGGTAACTTCGCAGCCCCGCACAGTTTATACAACGCAGTGTGCGCGTCGGCTTTATCTTGGTAGTCTTTGTTTGGACCGACATCAAGATCAATAAAGAACGAACGCAAGAACAAACAGTCGTCTGCCTTCCTGCTGTATCCTTCAAATGAACCTAGAGCTACAAAGGTATTTACACCCCGGCTCTTACACTTTTCAATAAGCTCAAACGCTTTATCAAGTGTCTCTGCAAAATGGTTTCTGAGTCTCTTATCGTTGTCTAAACCACTGACACAGTAGACACCCTGCGTAGGCAATGCTTTCTCGTAGAATTGTTTTAACATGTCATTGCAGAGTCAAAAAGAGCGGGTTACCCCGCTCGATTAAGGTGGGACAAGTGCCCGAAGTTACTTAGAAAGAAAATGCTTGCGAATGAACAAGTCAAGATAGGCTTTCGCCGCCAAGTTGTTCTTCGCTGGTAGCATTTCTTTCTTCGTATCTTCGTCGATGCGCTCGATCAACTTTTCAGCTAAGAGCTGGTTTTTGAAACGGAGCGGTTTGCCACGGAACCAGCTATAGATAGTCATCCGAGAAACACCCATTGCAACCGCAACATATTTAGCTGGTAGGTTAGCGTTCACGCAAGCGTGTGCCAACTGTGTGCCTATTCTGTTAGGGTTTGCCTTATGTAGCTCAAGTAAAAAAGCTTCGCTGTAAGACCGTGACATTCCTGTTCCTTATTTCTTAGACCATTTCTTTACTACGTCAGAGATATCTTTCTCTCCTGTAGTAGCGGCTTTTGTTGATTCACGTTTAATCGGAGCGGGTGTGTCCTCTACTTGGGCAACTTCTACATCGCCTGAAGTATCGCTCTGATACACGTTCATCTTAATAGCCGCCTCTGCTGCCATGCTTTTGGCTTGGTTAGCGATTGTTGGCAATACATCATCAGGCACTTTACCTGCGGGGCTAAATACTACCTTAGGTGTTGGTGACTTTGTGTCAAACGCCATGCGGGTAATAACGCGCCCTGCGCTAACGTTGTGAGACGCCAAGTGCTGGATGTAAGGACGGAAGGGCCAACGACCGTTATCTTCTTTACCGAAAGATGAAGTAGCTGGCAGAACCAACTGCATAACATCGCCTGATGGATCGTTAGGCAACACAACAGCGGTGCGCCATGACAAACGACAAGCGGTACCTGTACCACCTTGACCAGAACCTTTAACTGCTTTGGGGCAGTCTAGGCAACGGCTAGCCAATGGATTAGGTACTTCTTCATCAGGTGTTTCGGAATCAGTAGACCAACAAGCTGGGCTGATTTTCTGTCCTTCTTGGTAAGTAGCGTCGTAGAACATACGCGAAGCCTTGTGAGCCATCTTGACGAAAATCACATTCATGTGACGGTCTTCAATCGCGCCAATTTCTTTGCCCCCCGCATACTTACGGAAGACGCCACCTTTGATGGAAATACGCTTGTTACCTTGGCGTGCGCCGCCAGCAACCGCTAACGTATCTTCATCCAACCCCTTGATGGGAGCCAAGTCTGAACCACTAAACATCTCTACAAGATCGTTACTCATTTTAAATTTCCTTTACTGAACACAACTTAATTAGAAGGCTTACGAACAACAATCGTAAATTCCTTCATGACATTCACCCCGGGAGGTAGCCCATCGCCACTGTTCTCGGACATGAATTGCTTGAAGTTTCCCTGATGAATACGTGCTTCAAACAGGTCAACTGCACCATTTGTCAAAACAAATTTACGGAAGCTCTCGCCATCACTGACGGTGTAGCGCTCGTTTAATCGGCGCACTACTGTACCACTAGCGGTGCGGATACTACCGGCATTGTTTTGATTACAAGTGTCTAGCATACGTGCTTCTAATGACTTCATGTCAGCCACTAGCTCATCGTTTCTTGCCTTCCACTCGGATTCCATTCTTTCACGTTCATTCCTAATTGTCAAGTAAATCTTTACTAATTCTTCGAGATTTACATCCTCCATTACTGTGTCTTCACTCATATACCTAACTCCTGTTTGTACAAATCAACCAAGCTCTCGTGTGAATCCACCTTGCTTTGAAGCATCTGGTAAACCCTACGCTCTGCCTCTGAGCCTTGCAGATGAACAACCGTCATGCTGTTCTTCTGTCCGACCCGATCAATACGCGCAATGCACTGCAAGTAAGTCTCCACGCTCATAACAGGTGACCAGAACACTACTGTGTCGGCGGCTGTTAATGTAACTCCATGCGATGCTGACTGTGGTTGAATAACTAAAACTCGTGGATCACCCTGTGTCTGAAACCTATTGATGATTTCAGCCCGCTCACGTGCGGGAACGTCTCCATTAATTACTTCATTAGTTATACCCTCCTGTGTTAAGTAGTTAGAAACCAAATCAATCGTATGCCTAAACGGGACAAACACAATTACTTTATGCTGTGTTTCATCTAAGACTTCCATCAACGTGTTCAGTCGTGGTGATACATCAAACTCCACTACCTCTTTGGTGTCTGTGTATAAAGCACCGCCAGAAATTTGTAGTAGCTTGCTGAGTTGTGCCGCCGCATTGACCGCGCTAATTTGCTCCCCTGCCGCTTCAATCAATAGCTGATTCTTTAGCTCTTTGTAGAACTTGCTGACCTGTGGAGTCAATGGAACCTCACGTGTCTGGTACACCAGCTCTGGCAGATCAAGGCAGTCTGCCTTCTCGTATCTGATGGCTGGCTGTAGCGCGTTGAACACGTCCATCTGAGATGTTTCACGTGGAACCCATTTAAATCGCGTCAACTGCCGCATCACTTTATCGCGCCATGCGGTCATGTATCGAGGTACGCCACTGGGGTTAACTAATTTAGCCAGCCCAAACGCATCCATTGGAGACTGAGAGGCAGGCGTGCCAGTCAGCATCCATAGCTTTGTAGAGGGGGTAATCAGTTTAGCCAATGTCTTCCACCGTTTAGTCGTTACCGTTTTATAAGCGTTCGCCTCATCAATTACTATTAGGTCAAACCCTACTTTACTAATCTCTTCTTGAACTATGTTCACACCATCAAAGTTGATGACGACAAACTCATACTCACCCTTGATTACTTTTTTACGTTTTGAAGCATCGCCGTAGGCAACACCAACTGTCCGATGCATGGCGGTTTTGAATATGTCGGCTTGCCACGCTGAGTACATGATAGACAGCGGGCAGATGACTAGCACTCGTTTGATTAGACCTAACTGCATCAGGTAGTCTGCCGCCCAGATGACCGAGGACGTTTTACCTGTACCAGCTTCATTGAAACAGAACGCTCTGTCACGCAAAGCTAAGAACGAAGCGGTGACTTTTTGGTGAGCAAATGGCTCGTACATGCCGGGCCATTCGTACTTCTTTAACATTGGGTTAGGAGCATCTCCGTAGACGCGGGCTAGGCGTTGCATCTCTTGTACGCCCCAGTACACCACTACGTCTGCCATATCTCCATCGTCTTTTAATACTTCACATCGTTCAATGTGACCCATTAAAAACTCTACTTCGTCGGAAGGTATGGTCATCCTTACGACTGTGTCATCAACTACATGCATACTGTTCCTTACTTTAAGTAGCCCCTTACGGGGGCAAGTCGGCTAAGCCTGTCGCGCAATACAGAAGGATGGAGATCAACGCCGCTTAACTGACATGGTTTAAGGGATTGGGTGAAACCCCCCATGGACCCACTCATGCCTAACGGTCGTCACGTTACTTACGTTCGCGTTTACTCGTCTCAGAAGCCAGCTTATGTCCTTTGCGACGGAACGAACGATTAGTGGAGGGGGATTCTATACGAACCCCGTCTTTGTTTGAACCACCTTTGGATAAAGCTTTTTTGTGGGCAATGTCCTTGCCTTCACGGGCATCGGCTTTACCGTTCCCGTTGGCATCTTTGCCCTCTTTGTCCATCTTACGTCGAGCGCGTTGGCGCTCCATGCGGTTATCGTGTTCGCCTCTAGCTTTCTGTTGCTCGTATTCTTTTTTATACGGACGCGGCTTGTTTATATATGGCATCTTGATGCTCCTTCATATCTCTGATAGCGGTAATCATCAGCTTAGTTTCAGCCATTGCGGTCAGAGCCTTTTCAATGGCTTCGTCGTACTGTCGTTCAAGCATGGCGTGATGCGCTTCTTTTAGTGCTTTCTCAGCCATCATGCATGGGTATGCGTAGTCAATCATTAGGTTTCCATCAATAATAGTCATAACTTTTTCGGACACGTCTAACGCCTTTCTTTATAAAAGTCGCAGGATTTAACAGGGCACCATCCGCACAACGGTGTAGGGTTTGGATTCCATACATCGCTCTCAAATGAGGCAGTTAGACGAGCTAGATCACCTTCAAACGCGCCCCATAATTTATCTATGTCTTCGCGCTTGTACTCTTCTGTAAGGAAGCTATCGTGTACCACGAACAGAAGCCCTGCCTTAATTGTATTGACTTCGGGGTGATGTGCAAAGGTCATTAAGCCCATCAGCTTCAATTGTTTTGGGTCAGGGTATTTGTTACTGCCTGTTTTGTAATCAACAATGAAAGCTGTATCCCCATCTATAATAAGTAAGTCTACAATTCCGCGCACCCAGCCCTTGCCGTAGCTACAGGCATTGCGTTCTCTATCTAGGGCCATCTTCTGCTCTGGTAGACGCCTCCCCGGAATATCTTTTAATACATCCAGAACAGGTTTGAACCGCTCGTAGTTTTTAGCCAGTGGTACGTCTTCACCGACGTAGTCTTCACACGCTTTATGTACAGCCGTGCCATAGGACATCTCAGCAGTAACTTGCTTGGTAAATCGTTTGAGGACTTTAACTTCTTGATATTGTTTCGGGCAGTTAACATAGTCCTTGAGGGACGAGAACGACCATGTGTATGTTGGTTTGTCTTCGGTCAAAATGGAGCCTCCTCAGTGGTTGCCAAAAGGGCGCGCTTGCGTATACTAGCTGCCAGCTTAATTACCCATGGGGGTTTAGCCCCGAACGGATTGATACAGACTCCGGTCTTACTACAAAAGCCGTAGTCTTCTAATTTTGTTTTAGCCATTGATTTTTTCCTTGCGCCCATCACGGTACTGCAACGTACTACCTTTACGGCTTGGGTATTTCATGTGGTCATCCGCGCCAAGGCGTACTGCGGGTGCGCTCAGTTCGTGTGGGTGGTAGCTACCCTCCATCGGTTTGAATGTGCGCTTCGCCGCAACGGTTAGTTCTTCTTTCCAGCTATCCCACATGGTCTTGGGTTTCAGTACTGTTTTCATGCTTTCTCACTACCCCACAGATATCCAAGAACAAAAGCAACCACACATACCACCGCCATTAACCAATAAAGAGTTCTGACTAGTTCTTCCCAATCATCGGCGTATGGCTCAAAAAACTCATCCGTCAAGTCTATTTCTATTTCTTTCGGAGGTTCAGTACCAGCCATGACTCGGCGAACTAGCCTGACGTTAGACTTTAATAATTCTTTATAAACTTGCATCATCCTTCCCCTTCTGTTTAACTTTAGATTTTGCATCGGTAACGCTCTCTTCATCTACAGTTTCTATGGTACGGAACTTATGTAGATTGCCACACTCAAGTGTGCGTCTACGCTCATTGTTGTTTCGCATACGTGTCTCAAGGACCGTAGTCCACGCGCCGCATATAGGACACTTCATTAACAATCTCCATAGCTAACGGCGCAAGCCGCTTCGCAAGTTACTGGCAACCCTTCGGCCCACTCTGGTGCAACAGACATACATTTCATTATGTATGCCATTGCCTCATCCTTTTCTTCTTCTGGCACAACGCAAACCGCCGCATCATGTACAGTCATCACCACAGGGTAACGCTTGTTTACCTCAAGCATCTGCTCCCCTACGACAATCCGCGCCAAGGCTTGCACCACGTTTTCAACCAATGTGCCACCCCATATAGACACCAAGCCCTTACGTGATTTGTATTTGTATCCTGACCTAGCTTCGTCTGTGTTCCACTTCAACTCTGGATAACGGATGTACAGACCGTTTGGTAGTTGCAATCCGTCGGGGGTAACAACTACGCAGTCATGCTTGCCATAGTAATATGGTTTCTGCTCACTAGGCCATGATGCTATATCTTTTAGAACGTTGTCCCCCTCATTCCATAAGTCTGTAACTTTGTTATTTGTTTCTCTGTATTTATCTACATAGCTCTTGGCAGTGTCTTCATCCACCTCAACACCTGGAGGGGTTGTCTTCAGCGTGTGCTGTAATTTTTTTGTACCAGTCCCATAACCTAGCCCCAAGATACAGGTCTTGCCAACAAATCGTTCGATGGGATTAGCTTTACTGATCGGCTTGTTGTATATCTTGCTAGCGAACAACGAATAAACATCTTCACCGTTAGCGAACTGTTCTACAACATCGTTTTGTCCCGCTAGCCATACCAAGATACGCGCCTCAATTTGAGATGAGTCACAGTTAATGACCATGTATCCATCTGGCGCAATAACAGCGTTCTTGAGTGCTTTCTTTTTCTTGTCACGGCTTGGCAGGTTTTGAAAGTTAACCTTGTCCATGCCCGCCCAACGACCTGTGTGGGCGCCGTAGTATTTCAGCGGTATCGGTAGGTGGCCCTTGTTGCGTTTACCAACATCTATGAATCTCTCGATGCGTGACTCTTCAATCGTGGACTTCGTGCCAAGACGAACCGCGCAAAGCTCTTGTATTACGCTGTCTTCGTGTTCAAGTAGTTCCAAGAAACCATTGTCGTTTTTAGCAAGCGCAAAGGTCTGCTTACCAGTGGCGGGGCTTTCCTTCATCGGTACTTTGACGCCACGCTCTTCTAACAACTCAGCAAACATTTTGTTACTAGCTAGCTTCTTGCGCACGCCCTCAGCATCATTGCATTTAAGTTCATCCATTAAACTCTCAAGCAACGCGCGTTTCTCTTCTTCTAGCTCCACCGCTCGATCCTGTAGCAGTGCATCGTCCACCATCAGAACAGGGTTGGTGAACATCTTTAAAGTCATGTCTATCAGGTCTAATTCTTTTTCTGGAAACTTCTTAGCCAGAATAGCGAATAGCTTGTAGGTAAGCTCAACGTCATTCTTGCAGTACTCGCCGTAACGCGCTAGCTCTGTCTCAGTAAAATCTATACGACGTTTACCCTTGGCTTCAAGGACTTCTTCACCTTTGACGCCAATCTCGTAATATTCAGCCAACGCCTTGAGGGAGCCGCCTGCATCAACGCCATGAACCGCTCTAGCCATGCACAACGTGTCCAACAGATAGGACGGTTTGATGTTGAATATCCAGCTTAGAACCGCGCCATCAAACAAAGTGTTGTGGCACAGTAGGGCACTTTCATTCCATGGTAGGGTGGAAAGGTATTTACCAATCTCTTCGTGTGTGCCTGTAACCCACACGGTGTCGCTCTCATCCACTTTGACGCCAACGCCTATGACTTCAAAGCGGCGGTCACGTATGTACTCTTCTGTGGTCTGGGTTTTAAACCCTAACCCCTGCGCGTAGTACGTCTCAAAATCCAAGGTGATTAAACTCATAACTTACTAAATAAAAAAACTGGTATCAAGGGGCTTGCGCCCCTTGAACTAAGTGGAGGATCAGCCTCCGAGCGAATCGCGGAATGACTTGGCTACTACTAGCTCTCTTTCAAGATACCATTTAGCCTTCTCTAAGTCTACGATTGCACTTGCTACGCGGTCTTTCGGGCGCATTAACTGCCCCTTCTTACCTGCACGACTGACATACTTCACCACGTTACCGAGATGGTAGTTCAGCCCTTTAGCTTCGATATAGTCAATAGTCTCAATGCCACCGTCTTTGTAGTGCGGCGGCTCATTGACCAAATCAACATCTTTTGGCTTGTTCCACGATTCAACCAACTTAACAAGGTCGGTCTTTCTATCGCTAATTAGCTTTCCACTTGAGGGTGGGCTACTATTTTTAGCTTCTTTACGCACAAGATATAGCGTCGCATAAGCCTGTTTTATCGTGCAATTTAGTTTAGCAACGATCTGTTTTGGTGTTACGTTAGGATTTGCTTTATGCATCTCACGAATCCGTGACATCAATGATTTACTCTTCTTCATGTTTATTCTCCGAATGGTTAAAAAATTTCTTCGCTGACGATAGCCGTGCTTCCTGCATGGCGTCAGCAATCTCGTATGCTGTGTCTGCTAGTTCTTTCTTTGTGTTCCACCTCGCTTTCGTTATTAACCCAAGTAACGCAAACCCCGCATGGAAGTCGCGCAAGTAACTAAGTTCATGTTCATCCATCTAACAAATCCTCCAACTCCTTCAGGTTATGTTCGTTAACCACAAGTGCAATACCGCCACAAGAACGTATATGTGCCATGTTAGATTCTTGCAGTCTAGTGGGGTTGTTACCTACAGTTTTAGCTTCAATGCCAATGAATCTACCTTTATGGCAAACTAAAAAATCAGGGACACCCATCGCGCCAAACCCTGTGCCAATGGGCATCGAGTAATAGGCGTCATGTGCTTTGAGTATCTTCTTGATGTTGTTTTTTACTTTGCCTTCAGGTGTCATTCGGTACCTTTCATTGACTCAAGCGTGTCTCTATCCAAGACCAAACAAAAATACGTGTCTGATACGCGCCAACCCACTTCATCTAAGTCAGAGCTTTGGTTGTTTATGTAGACTGTTAGCTTCTGCAACCTACTTTCAGGCTCAAATAAAATACCCTTACCGTTTGCTAGAATCATGGCGAACTTAGACTTCAGCTTTGCAGGCAGTGAAGAATCATCGTATGTTCTGTTAAACCCATCAGCAACATAAACTACATAAACATCATCGACCTTACGAACTGGAACCCTGATTAGGTCCCAATTCTTAGGATGAACTACTGGACTAAGGTGCCCAATCAAGTGGTGCATGGTACTGCCACCCAAGCACAGTCATAGTTATTGGGAGTCGTACTATAAAAGAACGCTACCTGTAGGTCAGGATCATATGCGTCTGTCAGCGGTAAGAAACCACCCACTCGACGCATTACGCTATCTTCGTATTTGAGTTTAATCATCGTCATGATTGCCTTGAATCCTTCTACGTCTGCCGCGCTACGGTAACGCTTCAATGGCTCTGTTAGTTTGTACTTAGTGTCAGTGCTTTCGTCGGTAACATCTACCACTGCTTTACCTGCTACAGTCTCGCCATTCTCATACATACCAACGAGCAAGAAAGGCTTCTCAAACAGCTTGACACATTCCTTCTCCATGTCTTCGACCATTTTATCGTAGTCATTGAAAACGTCAAGTGTCTTTTTACATTTATCTAGGTCCAATGGCAATGGTTTTGTATTGGTATTTTCCCCTAGTATCCGTGCAAGCATTGCGTGAATCTCTTCCACCTCAAATGGGCTACTCTTTCTCTTGCTACCACGAACAGAGCGTTTGTATTGAAAGACCGCAGTTATTTGGTCTAGCACTCTCTTTCTTATGACTTTATCCTCATTAGGCATGGCTTGTGTTCGCTTGATTGAAGTCATCAGTTGTGAGATTTTATTGCTCGTCAAAATAGAGCGGTCATGCTCGTCAAACGCTTTGCCCTTGCGATAGCCACGCATATACACAGCGTACATCAGCTTACCATCACTGATATAGCTAAAAGCGTTTGCCACTGGGACGCCGTTTTTGTATGACATCAACCACCCATCAACGTATGAGTGGTCTTTCGGTAGCCTAATTCTTTCAGCGCGGATGACTTTCAGTCCGTACTTAAATTCCAATTCACGCACCAGTGGAAACGTATTTGAACCGCTAAGAGTTTCATACGCCTCCTGATCGCGGAAGCCATCTAACATGAATCTTTCTATAGTCATAATGTTTTCTCCTTCTGTTGAATCTTGATGGTGTAACCGAGCTTTTTGATTAGGTCGATTGAGTTTTTAGTGAGCGTAGTTGTGCCAGCTATCTTTGCAAACAACTTGGCATCTGTGCATACTGGATAGCACTTGTCATGTCCGTACACATCCCTTATCTCTACAATTATTTGTTTCATAGCTGATATACCTCCTGTCCGTTGTAAATAATCATGTATCCCCAAGTGCTTGATGGCATGGGGTAGTCTGGTGAATGTTCTTTTAACTTAAACACATCTTGGTTCTGTGTGTATAAATACTTTTTGAACGTTTTACAGAAAGTAGCATACGCATCTTCCGTACTTATGCGCCAGTAACTCTCTCGGTGGGCAGAAGTCCAAGAATAGTCAATCCATCTTTTTATTCTTGGTATCTGCGCGATGGCTAGTAGAGCGTAAGCATCTAATGGCGCGTCTTTTATTATGGACATACCCTCTTTAAGAAAAGAATCACAAGTTTCCTGCGAGATGAAAGTATTTTCTGTGTTCCCCACTCTTTCCTTGACGACGTCTGTTATTAGATTCAGATGAGATTCATAATCAAGTGACTTGAGAACCGCCTCGGTACGCTTGAAAAAAGTCTCATATGTGCCGAGCAGCTCTGCGCAATTCTTTCGGTTCAGTACCTTTGAATACACTTGTAAATCACCCACTGGCAATGTATGCCCGGTACATGACATCTTCAATCCATTGAACAGAGGGAATTTAATCTTACGTCTAAGGGACGTATATAGTATTCCACCCCGACGTGAATCGCTCATTACGCACCCAGTCTGGTCAAAGAACGACAAAAAATGCCTGTCACTATAAGCATAGCCAGTATCCTTATCAGAAAAAATCTCAAGACAGTTGTCTGGTTTTACCGTACCGACTATATTGGGCTCAATATCAAAAACGTAGTACACGGTTTTGTTCGTATCATAGTCAAGGTATGAATGAACTTTTTTGTTGTACGACGCTTTGGCTTCTTTATCTACATACACCATTTTGCTAGACCATCCGTTAGCAATGTCATACACATCATGCCCATCCTCCTGCCGCACAAAGAAATGTTTTAGGTTGTGGTTCCTGTTCGCCAATGGATAACGGTTGGTCGTGCCGCGAAATGGCGCGGCGGTTTTTACGATTTCGTTTAATCGTTCGTATGCAAGACTTAACATTTTGATCTCCTAGTCATTGTTGATGTAAACACTCTGGCCGGTAGGTGGCTCAAAGCTACGATTACGGGTCACCATCCACAAGGTTGGGCTAGAGATGTTCCACTTCAGATCACTCTCAAGATACCCGTCGGTGAACACAAGGACACACTCTGCCTCAATACGTTCTTTGTTTATGTATTCACTCACACATGAAGCCATAGTTCCCCCGCCGCCAAGTGGTTTGAGGATAGCTTTGATGTTTGAGTAATGACCCTGTTCAATGATTTGTTCACCATGGACTTTGGTATCCCACCACAAGATGCGTACACGTTCTGGCGTGACCGTCTCGCAGATAGATGCCAGTTCCGTGGCAAACTCGGTTATCTCTTCAACACCGATAGAACCTGACGTATCGATAGCCACAACAATCTCGCCTATCGTTTCGTCCTCGACGCTTGGTAGATAAATGTCATTAGCCATCTGCCGCTTGTTCATCCGCCGCCATGTGTACTCATCCTTACCACGTGTGGCTGACATAACGAACTCACGCAAGACCTGACGCCAATCAATCTTTGGTTTTAGTAGATCAGCAATAGTCTTGGGCATATTGCCGCCCAATCGACCTGCAAGTAACCCACCTTCACGCAGATGCTTCTCGATGTCTTTACCGATCTCCTCTAGTTCACCATCCGATAGGTTGCCGTCAAAGTCATGCTCATCTTGCTTAGAGATGTCATACTTCTTGCCATTGACTTCGACATAATCTCCGTTGCCATCGCTATCTTGCTTTCCACCCGAGGGTGTACCGCTATTCGATGGATTACCTTTGTCGCTCTTTTTACCACCATCGCCACCAGACTTAGCGTTCTGTTTGAGGTATCTGAACACTTCACGCATCGACCAGTTGTGAAACATCGGGTCATACACACCGCCTTCAGGTAAGGTAACAATCTGCTCATGCTTGTTAGAACTTAGCGTTCCAGTGATATTCATGATGATGTCATTCACGACAAAGTCTGCCGCAAGGTTCGCCATCTTGGGGTTCTCCTTGAACATAGTCTTGCCATACATCACCTGTTTCAGCGCAACGTGCAGGTTTTCATGCAGTATCAGCCCACGCAAATCGCTATCACCTAGATTGGTAATGAACTCGCGTCCATACCGTTTGTTGATACCGTCTGTGTATGCCGTAGGAATACCATCAACCACCTCTGACTTACCCATCAACATAACGCCTGAGTAGAGCGCAGTCTCTGGGTGCTTCATCAGCGCAATGTGGCTACGCTTTACTCTTGTCTCTTGAGTATCTTTATCCATGTCACATCTCCTTAGAACAAATCATGGTTGTTTTCTGCCCACTTACCAATCTCTTCGTTGTTACGCGCTAAACGAATACCCTTCGGGCTACGCATCATCATGGTAAAGAACACACTCTGTACTTCTTCCGATGGAATACGTTTAACGAACTGCATGAACTTGGACAACTGATCCTGCGTCTCTAGAACATCTACTGCCTGAAACATAATCATCAACTGCGCGCTGATGTCCTTCGGCACATCGATTGTGTCTGGGTGTTTCACGATGTCGCTAACATCAGATAGAGTCTTCTCCAGCGACATGAACGCCGCCATGTCAGCCGCAAACGCCGCACCGACCGTACCTGCCAAACCCACCTTCACCGCATTTTCAGTCAGCTTGTCACGGTTCTTGACAATCACATCACACTTCGCAAGGGAGCGTGGCGACACGAACGACAACGCACCGTTGGTTGGTCTAAAGATGTATGGATTATCTTTTTGCTCATCGCCTTGCGTGTAGCTAGCCAGACACCTTGGGAACATCGCAACTGCCGCACGCACAATGCGTGAGATACCATTGTTGCCTGCCCACGGTAACCATTCTTTAGGAGTTGGTTTCGACATTGGCACGATACACACACGGTTACCTGCGTGAGCAAGCATAGAGTCACCGACACCATCTGATGCATTGTTAGATGATGCAAACACGACCGACTTGCCTAACGGCTTGTCACCCACCATGCGCTCTAACATCAGCCGAGTGAACACGACCTGCAATAACTTGGGCGACTTCATAAACTCGTCGAGCAAGATTACCTTTGGTTTGTCACTATTGAGATTAAACAGCGATGACACATAGTATTCCAATTGCTTTGACGCATGATTGGGGATTGTCATACCGATGTCCTGCATATCCTTCACAGGGCAGTCAACGTATATGTAATCGTACTTGTCACCGTCTATGTCATAGCCATCTTTGGGTGAGCGCCACTTGTCACCGTTATCTTCAGCTATCATGCTCAACAATGATGTCTTGCCACAGCCCGGCTCTGACTGCACAACCACAGTTAGTTCTTCACCTACCAGTGGAATGAAAGAGCGCAACTCATCAATTGACATTGCTTCGAGGGTGTTTACTTTACTCATGATTTAATACTCCATTAACTGATTGAAAAAAATTACACGCATTTGAACGCGCCGAACTTGCCAAGGATTTCGTCGATGTCGTCCTTGACTGCACTGCGCACTGCTTCACTGCCACGGATTGCTTTAGCGTCCACACCATTTAGTGCTTTCTCTAATGATGCCCGAGCATCCTCAAGTTCGCTCGCACCTGTTAGGTTGAACGATTTGAAAGTCTCGCACATCTCCTTGGCTCTCTCGATTGTCGAATCGTAAATCTTACGTTTCTTGATCTTGATCTCACCATCTACCTCTGCCTCATCCACGCTACAACAATGACTGATGGACTTCATCACCTCGATGAACCTTGTTTGCTGTTCCACCATGACGTGGTTCACTATTTCTTCAGCCTGCTTGTTGTATGTGTTATACAAGTCTTCAGCGATGTCATTGGCTATCTGGCTGCGGAAGTCGTTCTTGGGTACCTCTGACGTAAACAAACGCAAGCCGAACTTAGATGCCAGTTCTTCGCGCGGCGGGTAGTCATCACGGTTAAACATATCGCCCTGCTTGAACGCCATGTCACTCACGATGCTATCGTATTCGCCGAGAAACTCACCGAGTAGTTTGCTGAACTCTGCCTCATGTGTATGAAACTCTTCCTTGAACTTGGGCATATCTACTGTGGGTAGCAAGTCTTGGCTGTTATTCCAGCGATATGTGCGACGCTTTACCCAGTTGTAGATGGTCTGCCGATAGTTCACGATAGCTTTGTGCTTGGGATGATCTGCTAGCAGATTCTTAACGTACCTACCTGCAGAACGATCAGCTCGTTTTGCTGTAGTAACCTCATTGCTGATGGTGCGGTCTTGCTTGGTAGCTGACCACACGTTGATGTCTACCGAAACAAGCAGGGCTGATGACGCTAACGAAATCAGATGCTTGGGCTGTTGTAATGCCATATCCATGATGATTCTCCATTTGGTTAAAACAATTTCCACTATCACGTGGAACACTAACTAAGGGATAAGTTAAAGAACTTCATCGCCTTACCATTTCATTATAGTATAACTTGACATATGAGTCAAGAGTTTACCTAAAATACTTTAACCCCAGTCCGTTACTATCTGGCGCGAGATATCGATAACGGGGTCGCCATGTGTAGACGCCTTGCCCGCGTTAGCCATGTAGTGGTTGTCGTCTAGTTCTTCACCGATCCGCGCTTTCTCGTACCATATGCCTGAGTTGTTATCCTCGTCGTTGCACCAATCGTTGGCAATCTCAATGATGCGCTCGTGTGCCCGTACGTCTTGATATGAGTCGTACCACTTAACACTATCAGCCCTGAAGTTGATCGCGTAGTTCTTCTCATCTATCTCTAGCTCATCTATGACCGTGGATGTCAGCTCGTTTTCGCGTATCTCGGCAAGAAATACATAGAACGACTGCCTATCCAACCTATCGTCATCCGATTGAAAGCGCACCGTGTACGCCAAGTCTGATCTGTAACCCATGTTAATTCTCCTTTGCGTGATTTATGAGTTTCGCTAGCAATACCATCAAGTCTTCGTCTGTCTGATACCCGAATGGTTCGTCACTATCTTCCCACACGTTTGGCATCATCACCTCGTAGGGCGCCTCGGCAGAGCAGTGCATGGTCGAACCACACACAACCGATACCGTAAATACAGCGCCACTGGTACATGGAATACTATATTTGGCTTTGTATGATTTACCATTCTTCCTAGCCATCTCTGCCATGATGCCGTTCGGGTTGCGCAACGCTGACTCATACATGGAGTGGTAGCCCCACTCCACGATGTACTTGTTGAACGGTAGCTTAGGTTTCTCGTTGCCATGCTTGTCTGGTAGAAATACCTCCTCCATGCGATCAAACACAGCGTGCCTGTCCTCTAGCAGTTGATCTAGAGTTCTTCCAGTCATGACAACTCCTCTGGTAGTTCAACTTCATCGCCCAACTTGGACGCAACGTAGCACCGCATAGCGGCGATTAGTGGTGTGGGGGCTGTCTCACATTTATACGGCTCATCACCGTTGTCAGTAGTGCAGGACGTTTCGCAGTACCAACACGGCTCCCGCAGAATGACTCCATTCTCATCATGCACGGCTTCCGAAAACCAAACAGCTAGCTTCTCACGCTCAATGATCGGTCCACCTTGCGCCCAGTCGGTTGACGGACAAAACGTAACTGACCCTGCGGGCTGTGTTCCTATGCGTATATACGCACCAAAGTCTGTGATTATGTCTTTGTGCCCTAAAGCCACCGCCACCGCCCAGTCGAGCGCGGCGCCTGTTAATTCACTCGTTTTCATTTGCTTTCTCCTTTGAAATAAGTCTTTGCCCTGTCCCACAAACACAGCGCATCCATGACGTTCGTGTAGTGAATCGAGTCCTCCATGTCCACGCTGTCGTGACACTGTACAAACTGTTTTACATATGCCTCTGGTGCGTAGCCCATGGAGTCTGCGTATGCCTTTACAAAGGCGGCTTGTTCCTCGGTCATGTCGGCTCTCCTTCCACATCTTCTACGCCTTCTTCATCACTCTCTAGTGCAATCAGGTTGTTGTCTGCCTGAAGTAGTGACCGCACTTCATCGTGCAGTTCGTTCAGCGCATCCTCTGCGGTCTCGCCTCGTACCCACACGGTACATTCAAATTTATATGTTTTCATTTAACTAACCCTCCCTTGTTGTTGATGCCAACTAAGTCGTCCATGTCGGTAAACAACATATAGTTGCTCTTGTGCATGGGCGCGATTGTCCATGACTTTCTCTCGTCACGCGCAGACGCCTCGCCACATTTGAGACACATCTTGTAGCCCAACGCCCAACGCTCGTAGGGGAAGTCGTCCCCACAGACGCGACACTCTATCCAATCTGTCATACCGTCTCTCCTTGTTTTGATAATAAATACTCAGCAAGATGAGCGCGGGCTCTGGCAACTGCATCTGCAACGGACATGGCATGTACGGGGACAGTGCCGTATGGCATGGGCAATGACACTAAAAAGCGACGGTAGGGGGTGTGCGACCCAGCGCACCCAACACGCTCAACCCTGTATTCCGTACCGTCCTCGTGGGTGTATGTACTTGTCATGTTTATCTCCTAAATGGTGTTGAGTTCTGTAGCCTGAATGTCAGCGTCGAGCAGTGCGTACCCTGCGGCTGTCTCACTGGTGCAGAGGCTAACGTGAATAATGTCTGACTTGATGGAACGCGCCAAGCTGTTGATTGCGGCAGGCGTGATGTAGTCTCCACGGTGGTACAGAACCTCCTTTGTGGTGGGGTTGATGATGTCAAACGTTACGACGAATAAGAATCCATCGAGGGGTGAAGAACTATGCATGATGATCTCCTTGATGATGTTAAGCTACGAGGCGTAAGCCTGATTGTGTGTCGACCAACCCCTTGCAGTCAGACAGGTCTAACTTGGTGAGGTTGTTCACTAGTTCAGGCAGGGTGATGAGACCATTGCAGTACATGGCTATGGCTTCTGATGCAGATTCGGTCAGTTGGTTGTATTCTGATTGTGTCATGGTGATCTCCTGTAATTAAAAAACGATGAGCCTTGAAAAACATTAGTTCCACTGTCACGTGGAATACTAATTAACGATGTAGAGTAGTTTGTTCTCTGCCCTACACCTCTATTATAGTATAACTTGACATATGAGTCAAGGCTTTGGGTAAGAAAGTTAGATAGGGTGGTTTTGTTCTAATGTTCTAGCTTGTTCTATTTTTTTGACTTTACATATAGAACAAGATTTTAGTGGTGCTGATTTTGTAAGTTGTTGATTTTCTTATATATTATTTTATAATAAGTATAGTATAAGTGTACTTGTTCTAATGTTCTAGTAATTTTTAGGGGGATACGGTTCTATTTTGTGTTTTGGGGTGAGGCTTTGCATTTGCTGGGAAGGACGCTTGATCCACACTTTTTCAAATTTTTGCCCGTCCCCTGCAAAAAACGTAGAACATTAGAACAAAACGCTTGGAACCCGCATAAAACCTAGCTTTTTTTGTTCTAACTTTACATTCAAAATCGTGTTTTGTTCTACTTTTTTGTAGAACAAGGCGGCAAACAACCCCCAAAAACTTCATCTACCGTTCTCAGAAATGAAGTACAGAGTAATTCCACGTCCACGTGGAACACTAATTAAGCACCTAGCATGGCATCGCGCGCTGGCTCTCGCGCGGGGAAACAGAACTGGTATCAAATAGCAGGCACAAAAAAAGCCAGCCCGAAGGCTGGCTGTGAGTTATTAGGGTTTTACCTTAGGACTGACCAGAAAGCATCCACCGCCATTTTGTATTTGACTACATTAGCCACCGCGTCACCTTTTGCCTGTTTGATCTTGCAGGACTTCTCTTGTGCCTCAAACATTTTGGTAAGTGACTCAACAAAAGTTAACTCAGTTCTGGTTGACTTACCATTCTGGTGGTTTATGAGTTTTTTAGCCTGTGAGACCAAGGCGTTGAACCTGTTTGAACAGTAGGTTTGAGTGTCTTTCCTGATCTTACCGACTATACCATGAAGGTTCGGGTTCTCTGTTTTGAGTTTACCGAACTCTTGGTTTGAGAATGAAAAGGCAAAATCGACACTTACAGTGACTCTCTCAGCGCCCTTTTTAGCCTTCACATCATCCTCAGGTAGGTAATTACCATCAACGACTACGAAGGTTTTTGCAGGCTTGTTCTCAGAGTATCTTAGGCGGTAGCCCTCGAATAACTCTGACTTAGCCTCTGGGCTTGTGGTCTCTGGGAACCCTGCGATGTGGTCAATAGCCCATTGTGCCATTGACTCGACTACATCACCAGCCTGTGCTTGTTTATAACCAAGGTCACGAAGCGAACTAATTGTATCTTGCATGATACTACTCTCCAAAAAGTTAATGAAACATCACCTAGAACCCTTCTAAGTGATGATTCAACTATATCAACCCCGAACCCTTAAGTAAAGTTTCACACGGGAGTGGAACACTAATTAAGCCTCGCGCGGTCTGACTCGCACGCCCTCTCGCGCGGGGAAACAGAACTGGTATCAAATACTGGGCGCAAAAAAACCCGCCGAAGCGGGTTGGGTGAATCAGTAAAACTTCTTTTCTTGAATGACATCATTGGACATCCAAAATTCGGCAAGTTTGGTGATGCCCTCGTTTTCAAAGACAGAGACAATAGGGGTACTTCCACCGAATCGGACGGTATAAAATCGGTCTCGACCAAACTGTCCAACTGCATGAGCCATCAAAGTTTTCATTATTTCAATTTGCATTTTAATCTCCATTAGGTAGAAAAAACCCACCCTTTCGGGTGGGTTCCTAAGTTAGACAGTTAAGAGTTAGGCATTCCAGACAGTACGGAATGCTACAACCGCTTGGTTGAATCGCTTGACGTCAAGATCACTATTGTTGCCCCTTGATACCGCATTACGCAGACGCGTTGGTGCGATATTCTTGAGCCAATCGTCTACGAATTCATCGAACGTCTTATTGGCAACCCGTTCGCGTTCTTTGCCGTCGTTGGTTAGTTTCTTAGCCGTGCGCTTAAGATCACCTAGACGGTTAGAACAGTAGGTACTGCATTTGTCGCGTACTGTCTTGATTAGGCTATGCAGTTGCGGGTTTTCATCTTTCAACTTGCCGAATTCTTGATTAGTAAAAGAATACGCGAATTCGACGCCAACTGTAACGCGTTCCGTCTTATCCGATGGTGCTTCCGATAATTGCTCGACGTTGGCGTAAACCCCATTTAATACCGCGTATGTTTGGGCTGGATTCAATTCGTTGAATTTCATCCGATAGCCGTTGTAGAGCTCGTCTTTAGCCTCTGGACTAATCGTTTCAGGGAATCCCGCGACTGTATCAAGACAGTATCGGGCGACTGATTCAATTGTCTGCGTTGCCGATGCTTGACGGTATGCACCATCTTTAAGCGATTTGAAAGAAACCGCGTTTGCGGCAGTACTTGCTTTTGTCATGTTCATATCTCCATAAAATGAACGATTGAAATATCAATAGGGCGATTTCCCTACTGACGAGTTAATACTATCCTAAGTGACAGCTTATGTACAGTTTCACGAGGGGATGGGACACTATTTAACGATGCGCCCACCACGCACGCGCCCAGTTGCGCCCAGCGAAAAAGAACTGGTATCACGCTAGTAGTAGGACAGCTACTAATATATAGAGGGCACAAAAAAAGGGAGCCGAAGCTCCCTGTGGTTAGAACGGAAGGTCTACGTTGATCTCCGCTTTCTCTTTGGCTTTGCGTAGGTCATCTACGTATTCCGTCATGGTTTGTGCTAGTCTGAAGAAGTGTTCGTCACCGAACTGCTCCCAATGATCTAAACACCAGATGGCGTTCTTCTGCGCCTTCTCAATAAGGTCACCGTAATACTCAGCTGAACCGATAGGTAATGTCTTCATGATGATCTCCTAAGTGGGGGCTTTCGCCCCCGTTGGTTTAACGATAGTAGCGTGTTGCTACTGTGCGTCCGAACAAGTCAGTAACGATGCCGAACATATCTTGCTTCGGGTAGCTGTAAAGCCACTGCATCGCTGATGCCTTAGTCCATGCTGTGTGGGCGATCTGCTTGTTGCCCCATTGAATCTCTACCAAATACATAACGATCTCCGTTGTCCCTGCGATGTTGCAGTGTCTACAGATTAACCAAAACGGCTGGAAATGTAAAGTTTGGCAAGGGATTGGCGCACCCCCACCCCCCAAATTCTCGGTTAGGAGTCCCGCGCCTCCCTTACTCTTTAATCTGCACAAATAACCCCCCATTTTCCAAAACACCCCCCACCCCCTACTGTGTTTTTTCACAGTGTTTACTAACTCCGACTTATCAAACACCCCCCGGGTAGGAGTCCCAGACACCCCTTGCACAAAAAATAATATATGGTATAGTTTGACCATTCGAGGAGAACCTCTGCTGATATGTCCGAATTAGTGCCGCCCATCGAGGAAAATATTCCTTTGCCAGATAACGCTAAAGAAGCGTTCCCTGATCTGTCGCCTGCTCAAGAGTTGCAGCAACGCGCTAACGTTATTAAGTTGATGGCGGACTTAACAGGCAAAACAATCGATCCCACCGAGGAAAACGCAACCCAAGCTAAAGAATTAGCTAAGCAAATGGTGAGCGATCCTAAGCTGCGACCCGACTTCGCTAAATACCCTAACGAGACTCTTGCCTTCCTTGCCGGAATGGTTGCTCAGATGAACGTGTCCATAGTGGATGAGCTATCTGACTTAAAGATGTACGTCGTCAACAAGCTCATCGAAGAGGTAGAAAATGCCCGCGATGCTAAAACACGTGTGACTGCTCTAACTAAATTAGGCGAAATTGATGGAGTAGACGCATTTAAGAAGCGTACAGAGGTAACTCATAAGCATCAGACCATTGAAGAAGTGGAAAGTGAGTTGCTTGAGACTCTAAGTAAGCTAAAAACACGTGTCATTGATGTTGATGCAAAGGTAGTTACCGATGTCAATGACGCTTAGTCAAATACACGAGCTTGAAAAGCTCATTCCACACATGGCTGATGCGGATAAACGCCGCACAAATGAGCTAATTAAGAAGTGGTATGCCGAGTCTACACAGAAAATAGGTAAAGATAACTTCCTAACCTTCGTAGATCACGTGTATCCGGGCTATAAAGTAGGCCCACATCACCGCCGTTTAGCCAGAATCTTTGAAGAAATCGCTGAAGGCAAGAAAAAACGGGTTATTGTCAATATTGCACCCCGTCATGGCAAGTCTGAACTTATATCTTATCTAGCACCGGCATGGTTTCTAGGTAAATACCCTCATAAAAAGATCATTATGGCGTCCCACACAGCTGATTTGGCTGTGAATTTCGGTAGAAGAGTGCGAAATTTGGTTGGTTCTGACGCTTATAAAGATATTTTCCCGCAAGTTGAGCTTCAATCTGATTCTAAATCGGCATCACGTTGGGGTACTAACTTCCAAGGCGAGTATTTCGCTATCGGTGTAGGAGGTGCGCTGGCCGGTCGTGGTGCTGATCTTTTTATCATCGATGATCCTCACTCAGAACAAGACGCAAAGACTGGAAGACCCGATGTTTTCCTGCCAGCGTGGGAATGGTTCCAATCCGGCCCTATTCAACGTCTAATGCCCGGTGGCGCGATCATTATCGTCATGACTCGTTGGTCTAAATTGGACTTGACCGGTCAGGTGATTGCACAAATGGCGAGGGAAGAGGATGTAGATGAGTGGGAGGTTGTGGAGTTCCCGGCGATTTTGAACGATAAGCCCCTGTGGGGGGATTTTTGGTCGCTGGAGGAGCTGCTGTCTAAAAAAGCAGGCATGGACCCGCGCTACTGGCAGGCTCAGTACATGCAGAACCCCGTGTCTGAAGAAGGTGCGCTGCTGAAAAGAGAGTGGTGGCAGATTTGGGATAAGGACGATCCGCCGCCATGTGAGTTTACAATCATGAGTCTTGACGCGGCCCAAGAAGCCAATAACAGGGCTGACTACAACGCGTTGACTACTTGGGGTGTGTTCTTTAATGAGGACACAAAAAACTTCAACATCATCCTGCTAAACGCTATTAAGAAGCGGTTGGAGTTCCCCGATCTCAAGAGGTTGGTGTTAGAAGAGTACCAATTATGGGAGCCAGACGCGTTCGTGGTGGAGAAGAAGTCCAACGGTTCGGCGTTGTATCAAGAACTCAGACGCATGGGTATTCCGGTAGGGGAGTTTACACCGGGTAAAGGACAGGACAAAATATCACGTGTGAACGCAGTCTCCGACCTGCTGGCCTCCGGCATAGTGTGGGCACCTGATCGCAGGTGGGCTAGAGAGGTCATGGAAGAGTGTAATGATTTTCCTAGTGGTACTAACGACGACTTGGTTGACTCTACTACACAGGCTTTGATTAGATTCAGGCAAGGTGGGTTTATTCGATTACCTACTGATGAACCAGAAGAAACCAAATGGTTCAAAAGCGCTCGACGTGAGCGGTTTTACACAGTTTAAGGACATATTATGGCAATGGACAAAGGTTTATACGCGGCCCCCGAAGGCATTACAGATGTAGAAGATTTGGAGCAGCCAGCTATTGAAATTGAAATCGAAGACCCAGAATCAGTAAGTATTGGCATCGACGGTATCGAAATTGAGCTGGAAAAACGAGAGCCGACGGCAGAAGACTTTGACGCTAACCTTGCCGATTTCATGGAAGACTCAGAGCTTGAAGCGCTGGGTGGTGATTTAGTTGCTGAGTTTGAGAAAGACATTGGTGACCGCAAAGAATGGATTCAGACCTATGTAGAAGGTTTGAAACTATTGGGCTTGAAGTACGAGGACCGTACCGAGCCTTGGGAAGGGGCATGTGGTGTGTTCCACCCAATGCTCACCGAGTCCGTTGTGCGCTTTCAGAGTGAAGGCATTACAGAAACGTTCCCAGCCGCAGGTCCTGTAAAGACACAGATCATTGGTAAAGATACCAAAGACAAA